AGAGAAAGAAACATTAGAAAAAAATAATCAAAGTTTAATATTCCAATTTGAAGAATTAAATGCCAAAGATTATGGAATGACCCCTACTGATTTTGAATTTGAAAAATCAGAAACTTATAAACAACAATTAAAAACAATAAAGCTACAAGAAAAAGAATTACTTAGAAAAGTTAACAACAAAAATTTAAAAGGTAAGGAAGTAACCATTAAAACAGAAAATCTACAAAAGCTAGCTTACTATGCATTTAATACTTTCTGTGACTATAATTTATCTAATTTAACTTTCAAATCTTATTCAACACGCCAAAATAAATTGGAAAGTAGTTATAATAAAATTTCCAAATTAACTGAAAATAATATAAAAATAGATCCAAAATTACTAGAACTAAAACATCAAGAATTAGACTCTTCTTACGCATATTACAAACTAAAAGAAGAAGAAAAACAAGCATTGATAGAGCAAAGGGAAATAGAAGCAGAAAACAAAAAAGCACAAAAAGAATTAGAGAAAAAACAAGATAAGCTAGATAAAGAAATAGAGGCTTTAAACATAGCAAGAGCTAAAGTAACCGAAAAGATCAATTCAGCAAAAGATGATGAAATAGAAACTTTGAAAGCCGAATTAGCAAAATTACAAAATGAAATTGCAAATTTACAAGATGAAAAAACCGATATAGATTATAGAGTCGAAAATACAGGTGCTGGCTATGTATATATAATTTCTAATATAGGTTCATTTGGTGAAGAAGTATACAAAATAGGCGTAACTAGAAGACTAGACCCATACCAAAGAATAATGGAATTATCATCAGCCTCAGTACCTTTTAAATTTGATGTTCATGCAATGATTTTCTCATACCAAGCTTACCAATTAGAAGCCGAACTACACAAATACTTTGAAGATCAAAGAGTTAATAAAGCAAATTATCGTAAAGAATTCTTTAATATAAGTCTAGAAGATATTAAGAAAGTACTAGACCTACACAAAGAATTGACATTTGATTTTAATCCAGAACCTGAAGCAGTTGAACTTAGAGAAACATTAGAAATCGAAGGAAAAGACCCATCAAATATAGAAAAAGGCTCTTTAAAGTTTGTAAAACCGATACCTATATATAAGCAAGATAAGTTATCAAACGATAATATAGAAGAATAAAATAATACATCAAAAAAGCACGGGCGACTAAACCCGTGCTATAAAAAACCTGTAGAAAGACATTAATCGACTTCTTAATACATTTAGTGCCTCTCAAGATTAGTATACCATAAGGAGGATAAAATGGCAAAAAGAAGAAAACTACCTAATGGTACAGGTAGCATAGAAAGAGTAAAATACACCCCCCAAGGCAAAATCAGAGTTAACCAATACAGAGCAAGATTACCCAAATCCAAAGGCAGAAAAGATATAGGCTTTTTTAAAACATATAATAACGCCCAGGAAGCATTGATAAATTATCAGGAACCTAAAGAACTGATAACCTTTGGAGAACTCTACCAAAAGTATAAAGATACCAACGAATATATTAAATTCCCACTAAACACTCAGCAAAGATACGAAAGAGCCTACGAAAAGTACCAGCACCTAGAAAATGTAGACATCCATAAAATAACCTATAGCGACCTACAAGATGTAATAGACCAAATGGAGTTAGATGGCTACTACAGGAAAGTAAAAGGAGTTCTAACCCGCCACGATTACTCCTCAAGCTCACTGGAAAGACTAAAAATCATGATCAACAAAGTATATACACTAGCCATAAAAAACAACATCATCCAATTTAATCTAGCTCCATATCTAGAAATAGGCGGAGTAAAAACCAAAAGAAAAAAAGAAATTTTTACAAAAGAAGAAATTGAAATACTATACAAAAGCTTAGACACCCACCCTAATGCTAGACATATACTAGTAATGATCTTTACAGGTATGAGAACAGGCGAGTATATGTATCTAAACCGCGATCAAATAAATTTTGAAACAAACACCATAGAAGGTTTTGGAGAAAAAACTGAAGCTGGGATAAATAGAAAAATGTTTATCCACCCCAAGATAAAAAATATCTTAATGGATCTTGCAATAGAAAGCCAAACGGGAAATATAATAGAATACGAACAAAAGCCACTAGACTACGACGAAAAATTTTACAATAAAATCTATTATCCAACACTGGAAGAAGCGGGAATAAAAAGAAAAATTCCTTACAGTTGTAGATATACATTTGCAACCATAGCCCATCAATCAGGGGTAAGCGACAAAGCCCTCCAAAACCTAATGGGGCACACCGACTTCCGCATTACCGCCAACTCATACATCCAGGACCTAGATGATTATATTTATGAAGAGCTACAAAAAATCCAATAAAAAAAGAGTAATAAATGGACATTGCCCACATATTACCCGCAGAGAAAACATTAAACGTGTAAATATCAATGTTTATCAAATATTTATGGTGCAGGATAGAAGAAGCCTTGTATCTTATGAATATAACATCTTTGAAATATTACACCATATACCACCAAGGTCAACCCAGAGCAACCAGTTAGGTTGCCCACACGTTGCCCACATCATATAAGAGGACAATCAGTCCTCTTTTTTCTTATCATTAATCTCTCTAATATCTCTTAAATATTTAGCATTTGGATTTTCTTCTAAAAATATCTTATTCAACCAAACTATATCCTCAACGGTAGCTATCTTTTTTACATAGTCCGTAGCACTATTTTTCAACTTATCCAAATCTCTATCAGTCATGGCATCTCCTTATAATTTTCTTTACTAAAACTAAACCTTTTTAATAAAATAATACAATAAAGACCATACACTACTTGTAATCAAGCCAATCATTCATATTTCGCCCTATAAGCGATTTTAAATAACAAGCCATAGCTTTATATATCTAGTGTCTTTATTAAAGTATAAAAAAAGAGCATTGATAGATGCTCTTATAAATTATCTACTAAGTTTGTATAAAATCAGTTGATTAATAGATGTATTTTCTAGCTCTGCTTGTTCTGCTAAATGTTTGTGCAAGCTTTTAGGGATTCTAGCTAGTATTTTTCCAGAGTAATTTTCTTCAATCGGCTCTGGAATAACCTCTCCATCTTCTAGTCTATCTTCAATGGCCAATTCTAATGCTTCATAAATATTGTCGTAAAGTTCTTCAATTGTATCGCCTACTGTTTTAACATCATATATCTCTTCGACCCTACCAGCATAATAATGACCAGTTTCATCATTTATTTCTTTTGTAATAATTGTGTAAGGCAAAGAAAGATAATAATCTAAGTTTTTTATCATAGTTGTCATTGCTTTCCTACAAATGGGATAGTATTTATTGTAGATAAGCCTTAAGACTCATCTACAATATTTAATATTTCATCAACCAAATATTTTTTTACAGGATTATAGTTAATTACTAAAGTAAACCATCGCCCATCACTTTTTCTTTTAAAGTGTTTATGTGATCCTTTAGTATTTCGATGTATAAATCCCAAATTTATTAATACTTTTTCTGCTTCTTTTGGACTTATACCATTTGGCTGATGTCTCATCTTATCGATGATTTTATCATCACGTTTTCCCATTTGCACCTCCTTTCATTTACTATGATACTATATATAGTATCATAAGTCAATAAATGCATAAAAAAAGAACAGCATGGGCTTGCTGCTCTGGTGCATTGGGTTGCGTGATGTTTCAATAGAATAATACTATATATGATACTACTTGTCAAGTACTATTATAACACAAAAAAGAGGCAACCTACATAAGGTCACCTCAATTCTTGCCCTGGCAGATACTCCTGCCCTTCACTACTCACAAAAGGACTTTTTTGCTTTCCGACTAGTCATATAAATTATACCATAAAAAAAGAGGGGCTAGCACACCGCCAGCCCAGAGTTAAACATTTACTATATCTTACTACTTCTTCTTTTGTTTTCTAACTTCTGCCTCTACCACATCTGTAAGACAAGAGTCAAGGTCTGCATGGGTCTTAGTCAAAATCTCTTTGTTTCTTTATCTACTGATTTTTATTTTTATTATATTCTGAACTTGATATCTTAACTAGAGACCCTAAAAGTGTATTGATCGCTGCAAGTACAGCAGTTACTCTTTCAATATTCCCATAGTTATATGCTCCAAGTATAGCCACTATAAAAGTGCTTATTGGTATAGCTATCAAAGATAAATTCTTTAAAGTATCATAAGTTTTGTTATTTCTAAAAATCATTTAATCCTCCTAAAATCTTATCCATGCTCTAGTATTGCCACTAGTACGCCTATAAGCTACATATCTACGCTTACCTGAATTACCTATATAAGATATCCAGCGATAGCCATTAGCCTCATAGACCCTATCGTAATTAATTTTAGATCCCATTGGGTAGGTTGCTACTATTGCTGCATTAGTGCTAGCATCAGCCCTTACATGACAAGCAGTTTGAGTTATCCCATGCCAGTTTTCATATTTAATTAACTTTTTGCCTGATGCTTTTTGTGGCCTTGGTGCTTTTGCTGGTGCTACATCTAAACCTTTAGATCCACCGTATCTAGGTCTAAAGTAACGCTCGTTATTGCTCCTTCTACGGTCTAAAAAGTAGCCTATATAACTAGTGTTGTCATTGTAAGATATCCCGTTATTTGAGTAGTTAGAGTGGATTATGCCGTCTTTTTTATAAAACATACCTGTGTGTCCACCAGCGCCTGCTGATGTACCCTCTCCTCCTCTGATAAAGATGTCACCTGGTTTTACATCTTTGTAGTTGTATATCTCATCTAGATACTTGCCTTTTAGCTTAAAAAGGGTCTCGGTGTTTCCTATCGGCGTATTTTTAGGTAAAACTCCACCAGCAATTAGTGCATAATAAACGGCACTAGAACAATCATATCCAGGATTGCCGTATCTCCTAACCATGCTGTAAGGGTAATTGCCTTTGTGCCTGTGGTGTCTATCCATCCAATTTAAAGCTTCTTGTACTCCCATAATTACCTCCTTTTGGGTACTAAAAAAGGACTAGCGTGTGCTAATCCTTATTATTATTTATGATATAATTAAATTATCCCTCAAAGAAAGGGGGTGATACCCATGAGGGAAATACTGTTGACATTATTGTCATCACTAATATTACCTTTACTTGTTAATATTCTTTACGATTTACGGAAAGAAAAACATAGTAAAGATAAAAAGCAGGACTGACTCTCCTGCTTTTTTGATACCCATTTCTGGGAAACACTGTATTCACTAACATCACAAGGCGGCTGAGCTTTGTGGCTTTTTTATGGGATAAGAGGTTGCTTCTCTTACTAAAATTATATCATAACTTACAAAATTTTCAATTTGTATTACTTCTTAGACCTGATATACTCATCAAGTCCACTTTTTACTTTTTCTAAATCCGCCTTTGTGGCTAAATCCTTGGTACTTTGCCTAACCTCATCAAGCATGCCAGCTATACTTACAAGCTGACCATCTACGCAGTTAAAACGATCATCTGTGTACTTTATATGCTTTGCAAAGTTTTTGTTGTGCTCCTCTATAGCTTTGGTGTTGCCATTTATGCTATTGCTGTAGCTTTTAAGCTCATTTGATTGATTTTGTAGTATCTCAGCTTGCAATTGAGTAGTTTTTTTAAGCTCGCTTGTCATACCAAGGTAAGTTCTTCTAGTTTCTTTTTCCGCTTCCAGCCTATCTCTCTCGGCTTCTAGCATCAACTCATCGCGCTTTGCCTTTTGCTCTCTTTCATAGCGGTTATTTTCTCGTTCATCTTCAAACTTCTTATCCAATCTTTGCAGATGTTTATAAAAAAAAGTAGCTAGTAGGCTAACAACAATTATTGTTATACCTATAGCTACTCCATAATCTGCTAATGTTCTTGTGGCGTCCAAACTATCACCTCCCTAACTAATCACTGCCCTCGCTACGACTCCTCATATCCTTGTATAAAGATAAAGACCCGTTTAAAACCAAAGTATTTGCCTTGCTTTTTAACTTAAGCCCATCTTTTAGGTTTTCTTCGTATAAAAAAGTAGCGTGCAATTCATCAGTCGATGCAAATCTGTAAAACTCTACTTCTTTACCTCCAACATCAAGTAAAGCATCTTCTAAAGCCTCACTATCATTATCAACTCTTAAAACTGCTTGATACCATTGACCAACTTCTAAGGACTCTTTAAGACCATCTATCACTATCTTTTTGTCAGTAGATAGGGTGCTATCAGATAAATCTTTTTTAGCTATATAATTATCCATAACTAAATCATTTCCGCGGTAAACCTTAAAGGATTGTGCTTGTAGTTCATACACTCTCAAACCATAAGATAGATTTTCTTTTAACTCTCCCGAATTATTAGCGACTCTTATCCTACCGTCCTTGATACTATCTCCTTGTGCTACAAAATCAGCGTACCAATCATCACTCTCATTCATTTTTTTTAATAAAATATCTGTTCCAGCATCTCCCATCTTATATAATGCTAATCCCTCGGGAAGAAAATTACCATCATCTCTAGCTGATATTTTTATTCTATAAGCTTTTCCCATCTCT